AGATGTGCTTACTATGGTAAGACTAACAGAACCATCTACTGTTAAAGATCTAGATCTCACTAACACTATAAAAAGAAGCTATGGAGAAAGTCATGCTAGTTATGATATAGAAACTAAGAAACTCTTAAGGTCTAATAAGTGGCATAAGGACTTCTCTATGGCTCCTGTAGACGTTTTAGGACCTTACTGTGAGAAAGATGTCATCTATACAGCTAAACTGTACAATGACAGGGCAAAATTGATTAAAGAATCAAATCAAAATGACATTTGGAAGATGCAGATACAGTTAACTAAGGTATTATATGCTATGGAAGGGCGTGGCATCAAGATAAATAACACTTATGTTAAAGAAACTATGGCTCAAATAGAAGATCGGAAGTCTGAGATAGAAAGTAGAGTCATAAATCTTGCAGGTAAGGAATTTAATCTGAATAGTACGCAACAATTAGGCGAAATACTTAATGAAAGAGGTATAACATCGCCTGAGAAGACTGCAAAAGGGCAACAATCATGGAATGAGGCAGCGTTAGTACAAATAAATGATCCTATCGCAGGATATGTAAGACAATATAGAGCTTTAGAGAAGTTAAGGTCTACATATTTAGAGCCTTTCCTAGAATTAGATGAATTACATACTACTTTTTGCAATTGGGGTACATTGACAGGCAGATTGTCGTCTAGAAATCCTAATTTACAGAATATTCCTAGAAATCATTTCAATTTAGTTGACAAACAGCTATCTGAAGCCGATAAACAGGAGCTAAAGGGTAGAATTAACGCTACACTAGCAGCGAAAGGGCAAACAAGTAGAGTAGAAGGACTAAGTGATGAGGTGTTAAACACTTGGACATTCGTTGGGAATGAATCTTTTGATAAATCTCAAGAGGGACAGATAGCAATTAGAAATATATTTGTACCTAGAGAAGATTATTCACTTATATCTTTTGACTATTCACAAATGGAAGTTAGAGTATTCCTAAGTTATCTACAAAACGAAGAAGTAAATCAAATGCTTACAAAGTCTAATGTAGATTTTCATGGAGAAGCTGCAAAACTTGCATTTAATGTTACAGAAGATGATGATACATTTAAGATGTTTAGACAAACTGCTAAAAGTATTACCTTTGGAACTATATATGGTATAGGTAATCAGAAGTTAGGTATACAATTAGGTGTACCATCACAAGAAGCGGCAGATTATAAGAAAAGATACTTTGATGGGATCAAAGGTTCTAGAGAGTTCTTTAACGCAGTAGTTAGAAAAGTAGAATTATTAGGACAGATTAAAAATAAATATGGTAGAGTATATAAAATACCTAAGAACTTAGGTTACAAAGGTATAAATTATCTAGTACAAGGCACAAGTGCTGACATTCTTAACGAAAGAATGATACAAGTACATGATTTATTAGAAAATTTTAAGAGTAATTTATTATTACAAGTGCATGATGAAATAATATGTGAGATACATAAGGATGAAATAGAGCTATTACCAAACTTAATTAGAGATGTGTTAGTAGAGAATACTCTACGCATACCTTTAGAAGTTGACATAGAGTTATGTGAGCCATCATGGGCAGTAAAGAAAGATTATGCATATACATTATATCATGA